GCTCCGTCTGGCGGTTTTAAAAAGAGTGCGCGTGTTGTTGGTGATGCGCTTGGTAAATATCATCCACACGGCGACACAGCTTGCTATGATGCGATGGTGACAGTTGCTAACACGGTGCCGCCTGCGGTAGACGGTGAAGGCAATTGGGGAACTCCAACCGATAGCCATGCAGCGATGCGTTATACCGAAGCGCGTATGAGTCGATTCACGCAACAATTTATGTTGGATAAAGATTATCTGCAAGTTGTTCCGATGGTCGATAACTTCTCAAACGATCTTAAACTTCCGCTGTATCTTCCGGCGCTGCTGCCGTTCATGTTGTTTGCTGGTACGGTTCCTGCGCCAGCGTACGGCGTGAAGTGCGGCAACCCAACGTTCACTTTCGGTAGTGTGTCGCGTGTCGTGATCGATATGCTGAACGGTGAAGAGTACGATCACAAACGTCTGGCGAAGACTCTGCAAATTCAGCATGAGTTTGGTTGTAAGAATATTACCAGCGATGCAGAAATGCTTTCGTTGATGCGTACCGGGCGCGGCAAGGTAACTTACGAACCGCAAATGAAGCTCGACTACAAACGCAAGCTGATCATTGTTCAAACGTTTGTGCCACTCGGTTTTGCTTCGCTTGAAGGCGTTGAGAAATCTCTGGCGAAGTTTGCTGAAATTCAGGGCGTGGCAATGTCACACTCAAATGGAGGTGAACGTAATCCGGATGCAGGCACGTATGGTTGTGCGGTTGAAGTTGTAATTGGTCGCGGCGTTGACGAAGATCGTTTCTATGAGATTGCACAGGAAGTTCAGAAGATCGTAACCAAATCGGTTTCGTATATTCTCGGCGTAACTGTTCGTCATGCTGATAAGCCAAACAGCTTTAAGTATCTCGATTACCTTTCGTTCTTTAAAGCGTGGATCACTTATCGCAAAAAGCTCGAAATCCGAATGCTGGATTGGTTGATCGAACGCGCCGAAAAAGAATTGCATTTGCAGGAAGTTTATTTGTACGCAGTAGAGAACAAAGACAAACTTCTTAAAGCGCTGCCGAAAGTTCTGGCTTCAAAGGAACCGGATGCAGAGTTAGCAAAAGCGATCAAGATGCCTGTTGCTGATGCGAAGATTATTCTTGATCGTCAGGTGCGCAAACTTGCGACGTTAGAAAAAGCAGATTTGGTTTCGAAAATCAAAGTGCTGAAAGCTGACATTGCAACGTGGAACAAAGGATTGAAAGCGCCGGGCAAGTATGCTGCCAAAGATACGTTGCGCCGCGTTGAAGCCTACCTGAAAAAGCCTGATGCCAATAAACCAAAATTGGGTTACGGCAAGTTGTAAATGATAATTGGAATCTGTATAGGAATAATCCTAATACTGTAAATAATAGTAATTAGGACTTATGCAGGTTCCTTTTTCCTTGCGTACATGTTACGCTTAGAGTCAATGACGGCTCTCACTCTCGTTAAGAGGTTATGAAATGAATTCTCCAGTTGTTGCACTGCGCAACCGTATTGATGAAGTTATCGAAGCATTAACTTTTATCAAAACCGGTGCTCTTTTGAAACGTTCCGATATTGTTGCTACGTTACACGAAGCAGACTCTGACTCGGTTAAAGCGATCAAGGGCGTACGCAGTAGCGTCTATAAATCCTATCCTGATGTGCTCGAATGTAAAAGCGGATTCACTGCCGCACTTACAACTTGTGTTTCCCTTGCGGGTATGCTGAAAGAGAAAAAGATTCAGCGTCCAACCTTCTTGAAAAAGATTGGTTCGGTACTCGAAAATCTGAAAGCGATTAATGCTGACGTTGCAAAGACGTTGCAGTATCTGCCCGAAGATAACGCGCAAGATGATCCAGAAGAAAGAGCAATCTCTCGACGTGAAGCGCGTGAAGCCGCCGCATCGTCAAAAACTTCCCGACTGTTAGATCAAATGCACTCGCGCTATGCGCACAAAGTTCCGAAGAAATTAACTGGTGCTCTGCATCTTGTTAATCTGCCATTGATGGCGCGGTTCGGATCGTTTGCGATGAATCCGGATAACTTGGCTCGTCTCGGCTTTACGGTTCACAACGCAGGTCTGCACAGCGCTCCTAGTTCAGATCTCGGCATGGTGTTGGAACATCAACTGGTTATGTTTTTCCGGTTGAGTGACGCGCTTGAGAATTCAGAAGCAACCGCTAAACGATTCAAATCCGGAGGTGTGAATAAACAACGCAGCGAACTGCAAAGCGAACGCAACGCAGAACGCCGACTGTTACGCGAACAACAGAAGACGGTAGAGAATACCAAAAGCCCTCGTCTGCGTGACATGTTAACAAAGCGCATGAAGAAAACCGAAGAAGCGATTGAAACTTTGACGGCAAAAATTGAAGCTCTTAATGAAAGTGTTAAGCAGCACAATTCAACAGCGCGTGTGAATCGGCAAATGAACAACACAACGGAAATCAGCATTATGAATTTCGTTAATCCAATCGTTGACAGCTTGAATGCGAAATCATCAACTGACTATGCGATGTTCACAACCAAACCGCTTGCAGGCACAATGCGCGACAGCGATGTGTACGCAGTTTGGCTGATGCCGAAACCCATGATCAAGATGTTGCTCAAACTTACTAACGGTGATACCAAATTGGAAACGTGGTTCCTTCCGTGGTCTAATGGCCGCTGAAAATAAATTAATTGCAGAGGAACGTAACGGTCTGGTTCGTTGCTGTATTTGTGGAACGTTCACAAAAGCAATTCACTGGCACCACACGATCCCGCAATCACTCGGAGGCAAGGACAGTCTCCAGATTCCGCTAGACGGAAACTGCCACACAGTGTTACATGCGAAAGCAAGCGCTGTTGTAAGCAGGATGAGCGGAAAGAGAAAACAACCCGTTGGTGAGTATTGGGATGATCCGCAGGTAGAACGTGCCGCCGAAGTGTGGCTACGGATTCTGGTTGATGCAATGTTATCGCCGCCTGTTGATCCATCTATGAAAACAATTTTGCTTCCGTCGATCACAGTAGACACGGAAACAAGAATGGCCCTTGAATTGTTGAAGCGTGACTTGCCGGGAATTACTTCAATGTCGCAAGTCTTACGTTTCTGCATTGACCTAACACTTAAAAATAAAGGCTTAAAACACGATGAGCAAGAAAACACTTCGCACCGCAGATCTCAAAGAACTGGTAAAAACAACCGTAACTTGTGGTGACTGCCGTGGATTGAATCGTGATGTTCTGATTCCTGCCGCAACAAAGCCTTGCGAAAGTTTGGGTAAAATGGAAGACAGTACGATGTGCAAGCACTTCCGCACTAACACGTACGATCTGCAAAACCTTATGCAAGAAGGCGGCGACGGATTAGTTGCTTTGTTCCAGTTGTTTGGTTCGATGGAAGAAAAAGATCTGCGCATTATTTCGATGATGCTTTTACGTGAAGCAAACACTCGTAAGCATGGCGTGAAGATGGGGCAACCTGTATTTGTTCGTTACCGTGGGCGTGAGTCTCGCAACTACATGAACAACTTTATGGCGGCGCGTGTGCTCGACATTGACGACAAAGAGATTCGTCTGATCAGTGAAGAAGGCAACATTGTGCTGACGTATCCAAACACAGGATTAGCTGGCCCCTCAGTTTATTCTAAATCAGAATTCAAACCGCTGATGAAGAAAATGAAGGCAGAAGACAAACTGATTGATCCTGAGCAGGAAATCAAAACAGTTAAAAAATATCTGCCGGACGAAGACGTTAAGTTTAAAGTTCCAACTATTCTTGATGGCTTCTCTGTACCAAATATGGACGACGTGGTTAAAGGCAAGAAAGGTAAGAAAGGCAAGAAGACAAATACGCTTGTGGATCTGATGGGAATGATTGACAGCGGTAGTTTGCTTGGCGCATTTGCTGATGACGAAGACGGCGCGTTAGAGTTAGGCGAAGATGTGTATCTGAACGAAGATGCAGATCGTAAACCGAAAGCTAAAGTGAAATCTAAATCGAAGTTGAAAGCCAAAATCAAACCACGCAAGCGCATGAAAGGCCCGGTCGAAATGGGCGACATTTAAAAACAATAAAACAATATTGCTCGACTTATTAAAACAACACCAAACCATTGCCTGACTTTAATCAGATCTTTATTCGTTGCCAATCTGGAGTCCATATTAGTGAAACGTAATTCATTGTCGAAATACATTGAGAACAGACTTCTGCTAAAAAGAAACTCTGCTGCCTTTCGTGTTGTGTTTGCTGCGACTGTTCGTTACCTGTCTTGTGGGTACAAGTCAATTGCAGAGTATCACAGCGTATTGCAAAAGTATGTTGACTTTAAACAGTTTGAATTCTCAGCCGCTGACTTTCGTTTAGAGGTTAGTGCGGTCTGTCGTTTTGTCACGAACATTCGTTTTTATTCTCTGTCGATTTGCCTTGCTAAAAAAGAAGACATAAAAAGCACTGTACTGTCCTACAAAAAGTTTGGCGTGTATCGCGCCGAAGCTATCCTGATTTGGAAGCTGATGTTGGCAGATATTCGCTGCCGCAAAATGCTGTTGAAAGATGCAAAGCACAAACACAAAACGCTGTGTGCTGCGCAGGTTAATCATTACGAATTAGAAAAGCGCTTGGCCCAAACAAACGAACTCAGCGCAGTGCTGCACAAAAACATTGTGTCGCGTACAAAGAAACAACTGCGCTGGGTTATGACTGCACACAACATGACGATTCAGGATCTGGTATGCGAAGTTACCTGCAAACTAATCGTTAGTTATTATGCGAGTCTTCCAAACGCGTATAGTTTTCAGCACCAGTTAAACTATCTGCGTCGTTCGCTGGAAAACATTATCAACAACCTGAATAACTATTACAGCGCAGATAAGCGCCGCCGTATGCAAAAGAACGGTGATGGTTTTCAGTTAGTCGTTATGTCAGACAATCAGCTTAACCGGGGCATCGGTATGGGCGATTCTGATCAAGAATTTAGTTACGAAGATCTCGCAGAACCTTCTTCAACTCCTGTCGAACTGCTGGAAACAAACATTGCGATTGAACGTCTGCTTAGCAAAAGCGGAGATAGTAAACGCAACAAATTGTACAGCGTAGTTCTCGGACGTGAAGACCACGGCTTCTCTGACTATCTGGCAGAACACAAAATGCTGGGGAAACGTTTAAGCAACGGCACTGAGTGGCTTGTTGCAAAACCAATTGGCACTGTACGCAAAGAGTTAGCCAAATGGTTAGGCGTTTCTGTTGAAGCCGTCGAATGCGGTTTGAATACTCTCAAAAACGCATTACAGATTTTATGAGGTTAGTATGTATAGCTGTCTCAATTCCGAACTTGAAAAATCAGCTTTTACTTTATTTCCGCGCACTGTTGATCTCGAATACAAACGTGCGCTGTGCTATGTAGTTTATCAGCACGTTAAAAAATCAAACGTCGCGCAGGTCGGAAGACTTGTGCATGACATTCATGCAAAGTATGCGTATAGCCGCGAAGATATTAAAGCCGCACTGAGCGTACTTAAAAGTCCGTATGCGTTTCGCGCCGTTGATCTGTTTATGGATCGTGATCGTAAAAACCGTTTGGTTCGTGCAACACGCGAAAGCAATATCTTAGCGTGGATCGAAGAAGTCGAAAAGATGTATCCGCACGTAACCCGCATGATGTAGGAATCGCATGGAACTTTATTCTCTCCCACTGGAAATCAAAGCTCTGCGCACGGTAACGTCGCCAGACATTAAGAAGGCGCACCGAATCAGTATGCTCGGTCGCCTGTCTCCTGATCTGTTTAGTTCAGAGGTAACAAAGAAAGCATACAAGCGAATCTCAAAACTTGTTGAGACTCGTTCGATGATTCTGGATTGGGAAGATCTGTTAGAAGACCCAAACCTGAACGTTGATTTCCGCGATGAGTTACGCGACGCAGAAGAACAACCTGCAAAGGGCATGAAAGGCTTTGAGCGTGTGCTGGAGCCACTGCAAAAGTACCGCAAGCGCCGCACTATCATGACGGTAGGCCGTACCATTGCGAAAGACTTAGAAGGCAGTGAAGAAGACTTTGATGAAGACCAATATCTTCTCGAAATCGCTGACCGACTGAATCAGGCAAAAGGTGGACAGCAAACGGAAAAGGTTTATTCGTTTGGTGGAAACAAATCGAACGCATTAAAGTTCGCGCAGAAAACTTTGGACAACCCGCAGGAACGTTTATATAAAACGGGATACAAAGCATACGACGATAAAAACGCAGGCTTACCAACGTCCGGCGTTTTCATTCTTGGTGCGAGTACATCCGGCGGTAAATCTGTTTTCAGTATGAACTTGGCAAACCGTATCGCGCTGGCAAACGGTATCCACTGTCTCAAGATCACTCTTGAAATGACAGCGGAACAGGAAATGAACCGTATGCTGGCAATGATCAGCGGCGTTGATTTCTGGAAGATTAAACAACATAACCTGTCAAAGAAAGAAAAGAAAAAGGTTATGGAAGCGGCGAAGGTTTACGACAAACAACTTCGTAAGAAAGGCGCACGTAACAGTTTCGTTTCTCCTGATCGTGGCATGACGATCGATGACGTGTTGTATATGGCAACAGCCTACAACGCAGAAATCACAGTGCTGGATTATGTCGGTCTGCTGGAAGGTGTGGACGATGGCGATCAATGGAAAAACTTAGGCAGTGTTGTTCGTCGCGCTAAAGTGCATTCCAAAGAAAGTAACAAGCTGATTATTATTCTGGTTCAGATTGATGGCGAGACAGGTAAGATTCGTTACTCGCAAGCAATGAAAGAACACGCCGACGTTGTGTGGACGTGGAACTATTCTGATCCGGAAATTCGTGAAACTAAAGTTCTGCCGATTCAGGTTATCAAAGTTCGTGATGGCGAATTGTTTGAAATGCCTCTCAAAGAAGTGTTTGAGAAAATGCAGGTACTTGACGGCGATGGCGAAGTTAAAGAACTTACTCCGGACGAAAACAAATCTCAGTTTAGAACGGGCGGCAAGTCTAAAAAGCGTGAGCCAACTGAACTGGCAGATTTGAAACCTAATCGCCGTGCAAGCATGATTGTTGATGCTGCTTACGATGACGGTGATTCCGGTTCGTCTAAAAAGTCGAAGAAGAAAAAGCGGAAAGCTGCCCTTGAGTAAATTCGAATCCCCGTACGGCGTAATGGAATCTGAAAAAATGGTTCCTAGCTGGTCATTCCCTTGCGACGGCACGATCTCGGAAGTGGAAGAAAGTTGGATGCTTGGCGATATGAGTAACGCCGTATCGCCTGTGCGCATGGTGCGCGAAATCCACAAGATTCACCAACATGAGTTTGATTATGGAAACGACGAAGAAATCGATCTCGACGAAAGCGCAGACGCAATCCAAAAAACTGAGTCGCGTCTCCTTATCAGACCTGAACTTAAAAGACTCCGAAGCCGCGCCAAAGCAAATGATATTGGTGCGGATAACGTAATTGATGTTTCAGACGAACAGATCACAACTATCCTCGACTCGGTAGAAGGCAAAGCTGATGGTTTCAGAAATTTACTTTTGAAACGCACTGTGCCACTTCTTTTGGGCTACGATATTGCGGCGGGTGAATCAGAAGCTGTAGTGCGTGACATTCTCAAAACTGATATTGAAATTGACGATGAGTTGGTTGAATATATTGGTCGTGTTTCGATAGCGGATATGCTTGCCGAAACATTAAAATCCTGTGAAAACATTCCCGAATCGGTTCGCTCTGACGTGCTCAAAGATTGGTTGATTAAATCATTCGACGGCGTACGCACTGAGAAAAGTAACGAGAAGAGTAGAGCAAACAAAAGTAGTTTGCTGCGCAGGATGAAATCTGAGTATGACAACATGAAAGCCAATGGTGCGCCGATGATCGGAACCTCACGAGGATTATCAGATCGCAATGGCTTCAAAGAAACCTAAAGTCGCATCGGTTCAATTGAAACCGAAACGCATATTAGCTTTCGACTTTCTGGATGAAATTGATGGGCCAGAAGAAAGCGAGGATTTGTCGTTTGTAGAAGACAAGAAAACTGGCGATGTTTCTTTCCTGCAAGAAGGGGAAGTAAACATTGTCGATCTGGTGGACACGGCTTTGAAAGACAAGTCGCTTGTTCCCCGCGATTTAAAATTTGATGACAGTGCTTGCCCTCAAGCGAAAAACTTTTTGGAGTGGGTTACTTCTGCGCACTACTTAAAGCAGACGCCGTATCTGGAGCAGGCACTGATCGGCTTGCGTTTGTTTGGTGAAATCTGTCCTCGTTGCAGTAACATGGATTGGGTGCCAACAGAAGCGCATGAGCCGCAGGAAGGATTAGCAGGCATCAAAAAGAATCTCACAATACTGGAGCATGGCGCTTGTCCAAAGTGCAAAGCAACACGTAGTGAGTTGATGCACAATAAGGAAATCAATTTCTATAATGAGTTGGCTGTTAACGCAGGACAGCGATGCGTAGGCGCAAGCACTCCGGTAGTTACTGAGCGCGGTTTACTGCCTATCAGCCATATGTTTATTGGACACGACACGCCGGGTTTTCATCTGCCTCGTTTAAAGATGAAAGCAAATACCGGTTCAAAGATGGAACGCGTAAAACAACTTTACGTGAGCGATACCGGAACAACAAAGCGCGTTACTTTGAGCAATGGCATTCACATTGACGCGACTCCGGATCACCCATTGCGAACTGAAAAAGGTTTCAGGCAAGTAAAGAAACTCACAACCGACGATTATGTTCAGATTTGTTTGGGAACAAATGTGTGGGGCAAAAAAGTTACTTCTCCTGTTACGATAGAAGAAGCTGGCCTTTCAACCCGCGATGCTGCACTTGAATTTCTCAAACGTAATTCGCTTCCTCTTGAAAATGATAAACTGGTTTATACGTCTACCTCAGCGAAAGCTCAAATGGCTTGGAGCATTTTGCTTAATGCTGGCTATTACCCTGTTGTTCGAAATAATGGGGATGAGTTTTCTGTTTTATATGATCTGGATGCTGAACCTATCGCAAAAAATCTGTTCCTAAAGATTGATGCGATAACAGATCTCGAAGATCAAGTCACTTATGATTTGGTGATGGAAGGTATGCCTCAGTTTGTTGCTGGTGGCCTTCTGAACCACAACAGCGGTAAGAGTATCGTTGTTGCAATGTGTTCCACGTATCTCACACATATCATCTTAAAGTCGCAGTCTCCTACCGGTATTCTTGGAATCAGTAACACAACCATTCTTCACGGAACGTTTGTAGCACTGACGCAATCACAAGCGAAAGATACTTTATGGACACCGTACTTTAACATGATTTCTGATAGTCCGTGGTTTCAGAAATATCATGAAGTGATCCGAAGGCAAGAAAGAAAGTACGGCATCGAAGTGATGAAAATCCGTGACACGTTTGTGTTATACGGACACCGTAACTTGATCGTTTATCCTGCCGGGCCGGATGGTCGTATCTTGCGTGGTCGTACACGTATCTTTGGAGCACTCGATGAGATTGCATACTTTGATAACGACGCCGACAGCAAGAAAGTAAAAGTCAGTGCGGGAATGGTTTACGGCGCACTTGACCGAAGTCTTGCAACTGTTCGTGCAGCGGAGAATAAATTGATCGCCGCAGGATATGATCGCGCATTTACGGGATACATGTTTAACGTGAGTAGTCCTGTTCATGCGCGTGACAAAATCAACGAACTGATGCGCAGTAGTGTTGGCAGTACAAAGCTGTTAGGTGTTCACGCACCAACATGGAAGATGAACCCAACAATGCCACGCAACAGTGCCTTTTTGGAAGAAGCGTTTCGACGTGATCCAGTTGGCGCAGCGCGAGACTACGGAGCAGAAGCGCCACTATCTGCAAATCCATTTATCACGCAGCCTGTTTTTGTTTCGAAAGCGATTCGTGAGAAAGGCCGCAATATGTGCGTCTATGCTCACAAAGTTATTCGTCACAAAGATGGTTCACGCCAGCGTTACGGAACATTAATCAAAGCGGCATCAACAACCACGCCTAGCATTATGGCAATCGACGCAGGCTTTAGTAACAACAGCTTTGCGATGGTGGTTGGGAGTCGAAACAGTGCAGGTGTTATCAGCGTCGATTGTATTGCTGAGATTATTCCGTTACCGGGCATTCCGTTAAACTACACACTGATTTTCGATGAGATATTGATTCCGCTTTGTCAGAAACGAAACGTAAAAGTTTTGCTGGCTGACCAATGGAACAGTATCAAACTTTTGCAGGACGCCAAACTTAAAGGCGGCATCGAAATGGCTGATAAATACAGTCTGAAATATCAAGACTTGTGGACAGTCAAAACAATGCTGGAAAGTGAAGTGCCTCGCATTAGTTTACCTCGTATGCAACACGCAGAGAAAATTGGTGACACGTTGATGTACGATGGTGAAAACTATCCGTACTGCTTTGAGAACAAGCCAACTGAACACTTGATCATGCAGATTCAAACGGTTCAAGATACCGGACGTGCAGTAATTAAAAACATGGGCGCAACGGATGATAGCTGGCGAGCTATGGCGCTTATGGTCTACGGTTTCGAATCGGGCGAGTATGAAGAGGAATTGAAGGTACGTGAAGAGGTAGTTCACAACCGCGATCCGAACAGATTAGGTATGACGAAAGGCCGACGCAATACAGGCAGTGCAGCGTCAACAATGTTATCCTCAACTGGTTCCGCTATTGGTAGCGTCAGGACTAGAAGGATAGGGCAAAAATAAAGTAATTTATATTACAAGGCGGGGGAATTTCTCCCGCAGTCCTATTCTAAAAGGAGAAGTTTCAAATGAGCAACGAACGTTTCTTTAATCCTCTACGCAGTGAAAAAGTTTTGTCTACTTCATCTGTAAAGGATCAAGAGGTGAAATCTGTTTCAGCTTTCAGTATCACCGATCCTTCTGTGTGTCCTAAATGTGACAGCGCAACAGTTGAGTCAAAACTTTTAAGTGGTGAGTCTGTGCGCTTCTGCACAAATTGCAGAGTGAGTATGGCACTTCCAGAATAACGGGGTAGTTATGGGAATCAAAATTGGCCGCGAAGTGAAAGCGCCTTTGCTATCAAAAGGCACTACTTCCGGCGAGAAAAAATCTCTACGCCCATTAGGATCGAAATCGCAGGAACGTGTTGAAAAAGTTCAGTCCGTTTCAAAGTCCAGCAAAGTTCTCTCAACGTCTAGCGGCGGTGGAACAAGTGGCGGTAGTATGCAAGTGGGTAGTGTTCCGCTTGATATTGACTTGTCGCCAATGCTGGAGGGTATGGATTACGAAGCTGATGATCGACAGCTTTTTAATGTGTACCGCGATATGTATTTCTTTGATCCCATTGGTGGAAGCTACGTTGATTTGTTCAGTACGTTGCCTTTCTCGGATGTAAGTTTCAGCGGTGCCAAAGATAGTGTTCTGGATCTTTACTATGAAGTGAACGAGCGCTTAAATCTTTCGAGCAGTATGCCGAACATTACAACCGACCTGATGGTAACGGGCGCGTTTTGCGGCAGTATGCTGTACAACAAAGAGCGCAAAAAGTTTATCGACATGATGACGCACCGCTACGATAACATCGAAGCAACGCCGTTCCCGCTTATGTCGCAAGACCCTATCTTTGAATTGAAAGTGCCGCAGGAAGTTAAACGCGCATTCTCAAAAGACAGCCGTCGCGTTGATGCTTTACGCAAAGAACTTGGCGCTGGATTCATTGATAAAATGCTGAACGAAAATCAGGTTGAACTTGATCCGGTTGGCACAATTTATATTCCGCGTAAGTCGTTCACGTTTGGCGAAGGCGTCAGTGCATTCCGTCGAATGCTTCCGATTTGGTTGATTGAGAAAAACCTTTATCGTGGAACTCTGATTGAAAGTGGACGCCGCCAGCGCGGTATTCTTCACGCTCAGTTAGGCGATGGCGATCAGTGGGAACCGTCGCAGGAAGAAATGGATTTTATTACCGACCTGCTGTTAAACGCTGACAGCGATCCAATCGGTAGTATTATCACAACGCGTCTCGGCGTAAACATTAGTGAGTTTCGTCAGGGCGGCGACTTCTGGAAGATCACAGACATTTGGGATCAGACAGCGCCATTCAAAATGCGTACGCTGGGAATCTCCGAAGCTCTGTTGAGTGGTGAAGCGAACTATGACAGTGCGGCAACTGGCTTAACTGTTTTCATCGAATCACTTCGCGCCTATCGCGATCACGTAACGCGTAAAGTTTATTACGAAAAAGTTTTCCCGCTTATCAGTTTGATGAACGGTTTCGCTGTTGGTAAGAACGGCAAGATTATGAAAAAGTCGGGCCTGATGGATGGAAGCCTGCACGAAATCATGTACCGCTTGAACGATGGCAGTAAGCTGTTTGTTCCTAACGTGCATTGGTCTAAGCAGTTGCGTCCGGACATTGACAGCGCAATGATGGAAAACTTACGTGCTATGACTGAACTTGGTGTTCCGGTTCCGTTGCGTAGTATTGCGGCTGCTGGTGGTTTCAACTTTGATCAGTTGTTGATGGATCAGGATGAAGACTTAGCATTGCGTCACAAACTTCTTTCATACAAAAAGCGCCAGCAAGAAATCGACAAGCAATATTCGTTAGCCGATGATGCAGGCGGCGGTGATAGTTTCTCTTCTGTTTCGTCAGGAAGAAAACGCCGCAGTGCGCCAAACGTAATGGGAAGTCAAAGCGCCGTGCTTGGCCCGATGCGTCGTCCGGGATTACTCAACCGCGATTTTGGTGAGCAGTCTGAAATCTTTGAGATCGGCAAAACCGGGAAAAAGAAACACGTTTTCCGTCAGGCCAAAGCCAACTCAAAAGCTAACGATGCAATTTATAAAGCGGTTCAGAATTACGAGAAAAACAAAACTATGCCACTGGATACTGGCGCAGTTTCTCGCAATCCTACGCCTTATGAAATGCGAGCTATGCGTCGTGGAGGGTTGGCGTAATATGCGTTTTCGTTTCGATGTTAAATGTCTCGGAACTCAAACTCACATTTGCTTTCAACACGCGGTTTTCAAAAACTACGGGCTGGCAGTTACTGTTGGCCCGGAACGTGAAGACGTTACACTGGCTCTTGTTTATGGTGAAATCGAATCACGTTCCAAACTCGAAATCGTAAATGATTTCTCAGCGCCTGTTGATGTGATCTTGTGGGCTTTCAATATCATTCAGAGTATTCAAAATACTGTAAATGGTAAGAGTGTAGACGTGGAAAATCTTTCCGCAAACAAAGTTGTTTATAACGGGGATTAAAAATGAGTGATTTGTTTCCGCATCGCGTACTTGCAGCGAAATCAAAAGGCTTTGTGTTCGTAGTTATTCCGGAAGATGAAGAAAGCGAAATTCTGGTTGACGGCGCGGCACAAGCTGAAAAGATTCTGAACGAAAAATTCGAAGCAGAATCTGATACGGGTATGACTCCGAAAGATGCGAAGAACGGCGAAGAAGTTGATATGGTCTACGCCGACGCAATTACTCTGCTTGAGAAATACAACTTCCCACTTGTGGAATGTTTGATTATCTCCAGCGTGATCGTTGTCGGTGATCTGGTTGTTGTTTCTGCTTCTCTCGGTGATGTTGAAGACGAGGATGAAGAGGAAGAAGAACTCGACGAAGACGATTTTGAGTAAATAGATTCGGGGCCGTGCGCCCCGTTTCTTTTGGAGGAATCATGACGAATTCCGATAGTGTAAGGCATCGACTTTATTACAGTCTGCCGAAAAGTGTACCGCCTTTCGACAGCGCTTTGGTAGATCTCGATAAAAAGGGAATGTTAAAGTTGCTTCTTTCTGTTGCGCCGCCTTCCTGTCAGATCGTGACGGTTGGAAGCCACAGCACACGCTACGCCAAACTTCTCCCTATGCTTTTCCGGAAAAACTTTCGACTGATCAATCTATCGTTAGAATACTCAAACGATCTTTATTTTACTGGACGCGTGTTTCATTTATTCGTCCGGAAGAAATCATCCGTTCCTTTATCGCCGTTGTTCTTTCGTGGCGCAAGCTGTTTGCATGAGATAAGTCAGTCGCAGGGAACTGTTGTTGATTTGTATGTTGGCGGTTTAAACTTTCACGAAGCATTAAAAGATAGATTGCGAATAAAGGAGTCAGTTGTAGTTTTGGAGGAACAGTGAGTAGATCTTTTAACTCCGTTTCAGATGACAATGTTTCGGTTCCAAAAATAAATGCGTTAACGCCCAAAGTAGCGTTTCGCAAACTTCCGACTTTACATGCGTTCGACGCAAGCAACTGGATGTGTCGTGCTTATTTTGTTGCGCAGAATAACCCGAAGCGTTTAACCGCGCCAGACGGTACACCAACAGGCGGCGTTTATATCTTTTTGAATATGGTTGAGGCGATGGTGCAGCAACTTCGAAAAGATCCTAAAGGCGCTTACATGGCGATGTGTTTTGACGGACGTTCAAAAGGAACGTGGCGGCATCGCGCTATGGTGCAATGGGCGAAAGAAAATCCCGCTGCTGTTTCTGATGTGTTTCCCAAAAGTGAAAACTATAAAGGAAACAGAGACAGAACAAAGACGCCGGATCTTCCTGTGCAGATGGCACTGGCTCAAGAAATTCTGCAAGCGTATGGCATTTGGGCGCGTTTCAAATCTCCGTACGAAGCCGATGACATTCTCGGAACACTTTCAACGCGGTTCAGCAAAACTTGTTACGTGGATATTTACACGCGTGATAAAGACTGCTTGCAGCTAGTAGACAATCCTCGCACACAGTTGATTATGGCGGCGCAGTCAAACGCAGTTGAAAAGCGTTTCGTTAAAAAGAATGTTCCCGATCATTTTGGTGTTCCTCACAATCGTATTGTTGATTATCTTGCGATGTGTGGTGATACCAGTGACAACGTTCCCGGCCTGCCGGGTGTTCGCGATGGAACCGCATTAAAACTTTTAAACGAGTATGGAAGTCTCGACAACCTGATCAAGATGGCACCAACAATAAAATCAAATGCAAAATGGAAAAAAGCATTGGTTGGCGCTATTCCGTGGATGGACATGGATCTTCAAAAAGAACTTGTAACGATAGATCGCAATGTTCCAACACTGCCTAAGAATCTCTCTGCTTTCCAAATTGGTGAGCCGGACGTAAAGGCAATCAAGGACATTAAAAAGCGTCTCAACTTCAAGAAACTTTTTGAATTCTAAATCAGGAATTGAAACATGGATCTTTCATCTATTGGGTACACGCCAAAAGACTTTCGTGTAATACCAGTACACGGCAAATCGCTGCTTGGAGATTTTACCAAAAAGCAATTTCGAATTTTAGCTGTTGAGTGCAACGCGAGAGGATCTTACAGTAGTCCTCTCCAGACGCGACTCAAATCTATCTTTCCAAAATTGAAGGAGGACAAAATTCTCAGCAAGCAGGATCGATCACTGTTAGGCACTGTGCATTTGACCGACGTTCATTTTCAAGGAAAAGGTCACGGCATAATTGCTAACATGTTTATCTCATCCGGCTACGGTCTAGGTCGCTCTGGTTCAAATCGGGGCCAGAATCCAGTTAACCGTTTTAGTGAAAAGTTTTTGAGTAGCTCGTTCGATGCACTGATTGAAGAACTCCGAAAAAGGAATATCAATCCGGATCGACAGATTGCTGTTCAACGTTTCTATGGAGGCTTGGGCGGTGTTGAGTGGGAAGCAGTACAAACAGTTTTAGATGCAGTGTGCGAAAAACACGGTATCAATATTCTGGCGTACCTTCCTGAAAACTACAACACTGGCTTTGTTCGCGGTTCTCACAACTGAGGAAATGTTATGATCCGAAACTTGGAATTTATAGCATTTGGAAACGAATCTGAAACTGAACAGGAGTTGATTGAATCTGTTTCTTGGGATACCGAACTTGGTTTCGTAACCATTGGCTTTCGTGCTAATGCTGCGAATGTTATCGAAGCACTCCAAAAGAACGAACGCTTTTTCGCGCAGTCGTCGGAAGGTATTTATCAAGTTCAATATTTTTGTCCTTTCCGGTTTTTGGTTCCTGCGTACGGAAACAACATTAAGTTGCTTACGCTAGGATTAAAATCAGTCTCTTTTCATCGCAACCAATTTGTTGCGGTGGTGGAATAATTACAATGTTTGATAAAAAGCAAATTCTTAAACTACTCTCTGGAATGGACTTGTCGAGCTATGCAAAACCCTCGGAAGAATATATCGAAGAGATTCTTTCGCACGGCAAAACTCGTATGCTTTCAAATCTGGATACGAAACTTGATTCCGAAAGCGTGAACTTTTTCACGTTCTGCTGGACTCAGGTAGGCCGCTTTGGTTTTAGTAACCTGAACGCAATTGAGATCGGATACATCGCTCATTTGCCGCCTATTTATGTTGCGTGTGCTATTCATCGGCACGGCATGGAATGGGCTGTTAAGTTGCTTCACATGAAACGTGTCACAATGGTTGACCGTGGAATGTTTTCTATCGTGAAAGCAGGAAGCAATTTCTTTTCAGTGTTTGATTTAGATCGACAGTTATTGTCGGCACCAACAAACAAACTTGGATCTGAACTTCGCTCGTTGATTCGTTCGCGTAAAATCGCTGACCTTCGCTTTCGTTGTGAAGATAACGGTGGAAATATTTGCCGCTGGTTTGTGGAGCCGCCACACTTTTCTGTGCCTAGCACAAGCAAAAGCATTCCTGAAAAACGGGAAAAGAAAAAGGTAGACAAAGGTTCGTACAAGCCGCGACACAACGGCGTTGATGCGGATATTTAAATCACAAGGGCGGCGCAGGTCGCCCTTTCTACAGGCGGTCATTTATGATTAGCGACATTAGCGTAAACCATTACTATCAATCTCCAACCGGATTACCATTTCGCGTAAAGGAAATTGCAAGGCATGGACAGGACTGTTCGCAGGCAATGATCGTATATGAAAACGTCGTGCCTACAAAAGATTATCCAGCGTTTGAAACTTGGGTGATCGCAGAGTCTGTGTTCCTGTCTCAATTTTCTGAATTTTCAGAAGGAACATACTATGCAAGAAACAACGCTCTTAGAGCATCTGAACAACAGAGGCTTGCGACAAGAGAAGCATTTCATGTGGCTTTCTCCGACGAGCCTGACAGTACCGCTGTTTAGTTTTGATCGTGCGTTACGCGGTGTGCAGGTTTACACTCCGGACGCGCCAAAGAAACATCCCAATCCAAAAGAGTGTCGCTATTTCACACGGGCATTCGGTGGCAAACAGTTGGTGTGGGGAACGGAAATTATACCTAAACGGACAGACCGTATTTTTAACTGAGTCCGTTTTCAAAGCGGCAGCATTGCACAACGTTGGTTTAAATGCGTGGTCGGTTCTCGGCAGTAAAGTGAACGCACAACTTTATCAGCAATTGAGATTACTTGGTTTACGTTTTGTTTGCGTAGGCGATAACGATCCGGCTGGTGAAGAATTTGCGTGTACGTTTCGCGATGGAACAACTGCAAGGGATTTAGACGAACTATCAAAAGAAGAATTGCTGGAGGTTGTTTC